GACCCCAACTATGGGAGCAACCAGATCGGGATCACCGCGGAGGACGTGGCCCGGATCGAGCCGCGCTGCGCGATCTACGAGAACGACATGAAGACGCCCAAAAGCTACCGGCAGGAATGCGTGATCGGTCTTCTGGTTGCCGCGGTGCAGGAGCAACAGAAAGAAATCAATTCGCTGAAACGGAGGCTCAAATGAGTCTGGTCTTCCAGGAATACCCGCTGGTGATGCGCCACCCCAATCACCAGCCGGCAACACAGATCACCGATCCAATGTCAGACCTGGAGAAGAAAGCTGCGGTGTACAAGCCCAATACGTGGGGCAAGGCGGCATTGCTGCCGGACGTGACGGTGCACAACAAGGACCAGGAGGACCAGTTCGCATCCAAGGGCTACCGGCGCAGCGGAGTATCGGACCCGCAAGCCTATGCGCGCTCTCGTGCAGGAGAACCGGCAGTGGACTCGCTGGAGTATCAGGAATACCCGAAGTGGAAGTATCACGCCAGCAAGGAGCCCAAACTCGTGTCTTCCAAGACCGAGGAAATCGATCTTGGCCCGTGGTGGTTTGATCGTCCCGACATGGTGCAGGAGGAAATTGTAGTGGCACCGGTAGCGCCCGTGCCTGCAATAAAACAGGCTCCAAAAGGAAAGCGCCCGATGTCCGAGGCCACGAAAGAAAAGATACGGGCGACGCACAAAGCTCGACGTGAGGCCAGAGCGTGACGATAGCCCAAGACCTCTGCCAGAGCGCGCTGGAGATGGTCAACGTCTACGGCGTGGGGCAGATATGCACCAATACAGGACATCTGAAATCTGAACCGTGTCTTTTCGGTACTGAACCGGATGCTGGATGCGTGGAGCGTCGAGGCACATTCGGTCTTTGCCTGGCAGAGCATCACTTTCCCTCTGGTAGTGAACCAGGGCCAGTACACGATAGGGCCGACCGGGGCGAACATCACCAACACGCGCCCGATCGACGTGAGGACCGGGGACGGTGCTGCATATCTGCAGGACACGAACCTGAACAACTATCCGGTGAAGGTGGTCCCGCAGGACATCTGGCAACTCATCGGCAACCGCAGCATCAACAGCCAGGTGCCGGACACGCTCTGGTATGACCCGCAGTTCCCAAACGGGGTAATCAACATCTTCCCGCTGCCTTCCATCGGTTACACCATGGTCTTTAATGCTGTGCTGCAGCTCAACCAGTTTCCGTCCCTGACCAGCACGTTCTCATTCCCGCCAGGCTACCAGGAAGCCATGGAGACCAACCTGGCCGTGGCGATCAAGCCATACTTTCCTGCCGGTGGCCCCTTGAGGCCGGAGCTGCTCATGATGGCCAAGGAAGGGCTGGGACGGGTCAAGCGGGCGAACCTGCGCGAGGTGATCAGCAATTACGACCAGGAAGTGGTGAGCCGCGGGGCACCGACGTACAACATCTACCGGGACAGCACGAACTGATGGAAACTCCATTCCTGTCCCAGGCTTACGTCGGCCGCTCGCGCAACCTGGTTTTCAACCAGGCTGTGAACATTTACCCAGAGATCGTGGACGACAAGTCCGGCAAACGCGTAGGAGGTTTTTATGGATGTCCCGGTAGCCGCCTTCTGGCCGTGGTGGGGACAGGCCCGCACCGTGGAGCACGTGTAGCGCAGGCCAATGGTGGCCTGTACTGCGTTTCCGGCTCCGGTCTGTACCAGGTGATCTCCGGCTGGGCCGCGACGCTCCTGGGCACGCTGTCGACCTCCAGCGGGCCTGTTGCGATGATGGACGGGACCGAGCAGATCGTGGTCGTGGATGGCAGTGGGAGCGCATACATCTGGAACTTCTCGACCTCGGCCTTTAGCACTGTCGCGCTCGGCTTTAACGCGGACACGCTGTTCTCGCAGGACGGGTTTTTCCTGGCCAACCAGACCGGCACCAGCACATGGTGGCAATCGAATTTGAACGATGGCAGCACCTGGAATGCGCTGAACTTTAGTTCCGCGAGCGGGCAGCCGGATCCGATAGTCGGAGGCATCGACATCAACCGGGAAGTCTGGCTCATGAAGGCCAACGGGATCGAGATCTGGTACAACGCTGGCAATCTGGGCTTTGTCTTTTCCCGTATTCCAGGTGTGTACCTCGAGCAGGGTTGCGCCGCACCATACTCCATAGCCAAGACAATCACCGGCCCGGTCTGGGTCGGCTCCGGCGAGCGCGGTGCCGGGATCGTGTGGATGGCAGAGGGCTACACGGCCAGGCGCATCAGTACGCATGCCATAGAAACAGCCCTTGCCGGTTATCCGACCTTTGCCGATGCGCAGGGCTTTATTTATGAAGACAGCGGGCACGTGTTCTACGTGCTCACGCTGCCGACTGCGAACGCCACGTGGTGCTGCGACCTGGCCTCCCCGGGCCATCCGTGGCACCAGAGGGCGTATTTTGCCAATGGCCAGTTCTCCCAGCACCGCATGGCAAGCTACGCCTATGCCTACGGACAGGAAGTCTTTGGCGATTATCAGAACGGCAACCTATACGCTTTTGACCTGGATACGTATACCGATGCCGGACAGGTACGCAAGTGGCTGCGCACGTGGCGGGCCCTGCCGGCGAACAGGAGCACGGACAAGGAACTGTGCTTTAATCGTCTGCGTATCGACCTGGAGACCGGGATCAGTGTTCCTGCGGGCACGAACCCGCAGCTCGTGCTGCGCTGGTCGGACGATGGTGCACATACCTGGAGCAGCGAGTACTGGACCAGTGCAGGCCAGACCGGACAGAGCGCTCTGGAGGCCCAGTTCATTAGTCTGGGAAGCACCACTCGTCTTACAGGTCTGGACAGGACATTCGAGCTCTCCGGTACGGACCCGATCAAGGTGGCTCTTATCGGGGCGGATCTGGACGTAGCCTGATGGGCATTCCTCATGGACATCTGCCGGGAAGGACGCCGACCCAGACTCTGGGACCGCGACAGGCACATGCCTTTGTCAGTACCAACCGGCTGGTAACCCGTGAGTGGTACCAGTGGATCCTTAACCCGCAAACGCTCTCGCTCCAGACCCAGACGCTGACCAATACGGGTGCGTCGGTCGACGCGAGCTATTACCTTACGACGCAGCTATCCAACTTCAATCTCACGATCCAGAACGATTGCGAGACGTTCATCATCAACTCGATTATTGGGACCCTGGCACTGGGAACGATCACGATGCCTTCAAGCCCGGCAGACGGACAGAAGGTCCGTATCTGCTGCAATGCAACGATCACTACCCTGACGCTAAATGCCAACACCACGATCAATGCCAGCCAGAGCGTGCAGAATGCGCCCACGACATTTGTCGCTAGCACTACCGGCCCGATGGGACTAGAGTTCATCTATGCCGCTGGCAACAGCACGTGGTACCGGAGACTGTAATGATCGAGACAGATTCGAGATGCCTGGCCTGGGATGCCTACTTTGCCGGCGTGATGTCGATCAGCCTGCACCCTGGAGCCGCCAGAGACGGACCCATGCGCACCGTTACCGATTGTGCCTGTATTGCTGATGCCATGCTGGCCGAGCGTGACAGGCGCTTTGCTCAAAAGGTGACTTGATGCCCTGGATTGGTGCAGCACTGCTGGGAGGGGCCGGGATCATCTCGGGGCTCATCGGCGGCAACGCCTCGACCGAGGCCGCGAACACACAGTCCAGTTCTGCCAATGCTGCAACGCAAGCAGAACTGGGGATGTTCAACCAGACGCAGGCCAACCTGCAGCCATGGATGGCTGCCGGTACCCAGTCCCTGGCACAGCTCCAGGCGGCACTCGGCATGCCCGGAGCAACCACGCCGGGAGGTGTCGCACGGCATGGTCCGGCAGGACAAGGCGTGCCGGCCGGGACCGGCCTGACCAGCATCCTGCAGAACACGCCGGGATACCAGTGGACGGTCGGCCAGGGCCAGCAGTCTATCCTGGACCAGGCCAGCGCGCTCGGCGGCACGAACAGCGGGGCTACGCTCAAATCCCTGTCGGACTACACGAGCAACCAGGCCAATACCACGTACGAGCAGTACATCCAGAACCTGATGAGCCAGTCCGGGGCAGGCCAGAACGCAGCGGCCAATCTGGGCGGTTTTGCTGCGAGCACCGGCAGCCAGATCGGCTCCAACCTGATCGGGTCCGGCAACGCACAGGCTGCTGGACAGATCGGTACTGCCAGTGCGCTGACGGGAGGCGCCAATAGTGCCTTCAATAATTACCTGCTGATGAGCATGCTGCAGAACAATCCCTACCTGGGCGGTGGCGGATCGAACTACATGGGCCAGATGCAGCAGCAGGCGCCGCTGTCATGACGGTCAATAGCTCCATCCCGCTGTCGTTCCAGGCTCCGCAGCAGATGTCTGTCGCGGACCTTATGAACATGCGCAACATGCAGCTGCAAATGGCAATGCAGCAGGCCCAGCTGCAGGCTTTGCCGCAGCAGCAGCAGATGAAGGCTGCGATGCAGCAAGCAAGCCTTGCCGAGATGCAGGCCAAGACCAAGAACTATGCGGCGCAGGCGCAGGACCGGGACATAACCATGGAAAAGGGGCGCGAGGACTTTGCCAAGGACTCGATTGCGCAGGAACTGGCCGCTTACAAGGGAGCAGGTGATCCCCAGACCGGCATGCAACGTGCCCTGCAGATACGCTCGGAGCGCATCGATCTAGCATCGAAGAGTGGGCGTTTCAGTCCTGCTGAGGTGCAGCAGATGAGGAACGCACCGGCGCAGTTCGATCCGGCAATGGCCAGTGCGCGCCTGGAAAACTGGGAAACGATGATTGCCCAGAGGAAGGAGACGGCAAAGCTTGCGGCCGAGCCGCCAAAGACACGCGAGCGCATCCAGGGTACGCAGGAAGTACAGGAGCAGTGGGACCCGGCAACGCGCAGCTGGAGCCAGATAGGCACTGGGCCACGCTTCAAGCCAAAAGAGGCCGCCGGAGAGGAAGGGAAACCGCTGACAGATATTGCCAAACTTGAGGCAGATCACAAAGCAGGAAGAATTACCGACAAGGAATATGAGGACGAAAAGCGTAAGAAAACCGGCAGTACCGAAGGGCTGACCATCGGGGACAAAATGAACCCGGTAATGCGTGCTGCTGTCGAACTTGACACGCGAGAGGGCCGCTATGCGCTTGACATGATGAAAAAATCGCAAGCAGACCAAGCAAGCCCGTTTTATGCCGACGAGGGCGGAAAGTCTTCGTTTCGAAGATGGGTGGAAAAGGAAATCACTCCGATCAAACAGCAAAAGTTCGATGTTTATGCCAATCGCCTGGACATTGCGATTGCAAGCGCTCAGAGCATGGGCCGTGGACTGATTTCCGATACCAAAGTCAGGGAAGCCAAGCAAGCGATCCCGGTAATTGGAGAACCCAAAGAAATCCGAGAACTGAAGTTGCAGCAACTGGACCGTTTTTTTGACTTCGTGGATAACGTGCTCAAAACACCAGTAAAAGCCGGCGCACGCACGCCAGCCGATGAACAGCAAGACGTAAACGACTTCTCGGGGCTGTGGAAGTGAAGACCTGGGACGAAGTGCAGAACAGTTCGGATTTTCAAGATCTGACGACGGATCAGAAAGAGACGGCGCGCAAGCAGTATTTTGAGGAAGTGGTTGCGCCGAAAGTGCCGGCAGACAAGATCGAGGCGGTGCGCAAGCACTTTGACGAAGACACAGCACCAAAGGCCAAACGGCAACCGCCAATTCGTACCGACTATGGAAGCCCTGCAGGCACAGGTTTGCAAGCATTTGGCGCAGGAGCCGGCAAGGCTTTTGTGGACATAGGCCGAGGGGTGAGGTCCATGCTGCCCAGTTCCATGGGCGGGATGACCGGGCAGCAGGTAGAAGCCAGCCGATCGCAAGACGCTCCACTGATGGCTACCGGGGCTGGAAAGCTAGGAAATATCGCAGGCAATGTTGCAGCCGCAGTGCCAGCTGCTTTTGTTCCTGGGGCCAATACAGTACTAGGTGCAGGAGTAATAGGCGCTGTGTATGGTTTGCTGCAACCAGCAAAGGACTGGCAGGAAAGGGCTACGGCTGCGGTCGAATCCGCACTGCTATCAGGAGGCATAACAGGTCTCGTTCGTGCCGTGCCGGCTATTTACAGGGCTTTCGTGGATCCTTTTACCGAGGCAGGACAGCAGAGGGTGGCAATGGCTGCACTGCAGCGATTTGCCAAGGATCCGACCAAAATTGCAAATCAAGGCGCGGCAGAACTTATCCCGGGCTCCAAAGCCACGCTTGCAGAGACAACGATGGACCCGGGGATTGCACAGTTGCAACGGGCCGCAGCGAGCAAGAGTCCGGAGGTCGCAAGCGAACTGGCGAACATCGATCCGGTAACAGGACAGTCCCGCAGGTTTTTAGCGCGCAAGGACGCGTTGCTCAAGATCGCCGGGGATAGTGCAGACAGAGAGTACTTCGAGACCGCTCGAGCAGCAACAGCACAGCGTCTATACGGAGAAGCTTTCAAAACTCCGATTGATCCAAAAAAAGCGGCCAAGTTGGCGCCCGATATAACGGAATTGCTGCAAAGACCTTCGGTACAGACAGCAAGGCAACAGGCTATCAAACTGGCCAAGGAGGGCGGAAAGGATTTGACGGATGCTGATGTAGGCGGTGGCTCGATGGAAGGATTGCATTACGTAAAGACCGCGCTTGATGATCAGATCAGTGCTGCCAAACGTGCCGGGGACAATAATCTGGCTCGGCTACTGATTGGCACGCAGGACAAACTTGTCGGAACGATGCAGCATCTTTCACCAAAATATGCCAAAGCCATGGCGGAGTATGAGGCAGCAAGTAAGCCTATCAATCGCATGGCAATTGGTCGATACTTGTATGACAAGCTTTTTCCTGCGATGTCCGACCTTGGAGCGGGCAATGCAACGCCTGGAATGTATGCAAAAGCCTTGAAAGAAGGCGACGAGATGGCCAAAAAGGCTACCGGATTTAAGGGAGCAAAACTCACCGACATACTGGCTCCAAAAGACATAGATACCATTGTCAACGTGGGAAAAGATGTTGCCAGGGAAGCCCAGGCCGCGACGATGGCAAAAGTTCCGGGGAGTCCTACTGCCCAGTATTTGACAGGCCAGAACCTGATGCGCCAGATCATGGGCCCACTTGGGTTGCCAGAATCCTGGGCAGAATCAACCATGGCAGACGTAATGGCCAATCGTTGGGTTTCCCTTGCCGGCAAGCCGATCGAGACGAAGATCCAGAACCAGCTAGGATCTTTGTTATCAGATCCTGCCAAAGCCAGGGCTTTAGCCGTGGCACAGGGGAAGCCACAGTATTTGCCAATGTCCGCTTTAGGACATGCGTTACCGCCTGCAGCAATTGGTGCTGGGGTTAGCGCTGTCGGTCAGTAGGATGCAAAGATGCACAAGACCAGCAAAGCGGCAATGGCGATAAAAGATAGATACCCGGCATCGCGGAGCAAGGGACGCGGCACAGAATTAGTGCAAAGCCTTGCTACCATGATGATGCCTAACAAGAAAAACGGAGCGATTGCCTTACCGATAAGCCATGTTGCCATGGAGGCATCATAAACGTGTTGCTCATCGATGGCGAGGGGCAGGGCCTGGACCTCGCATACCGTGCCGGCGAGGCAGGCCACACCGTGCGCTGGTATCGGATGAGTGACAAGCCGGTCAAGGACGGTGAAGGCTTTCCCGGCATCAAGCTAGTAGATGGCTGGAAAGAGCACATGAGCTGGGCCAAGAGCGGGGTCATCATAACCACGGGCAATCACAAGCTGATGAAAGAGCTTGACCGCTACCGCGAGTACGGCTTCCCGCTGTTCACGCCTAGCAGTGCGAGTGCCCAGCTCGAGATCAACCGCAAGACGGGCATGGACCTGATGCAAAAGCACGACCTGAACATTTGCCCGTACAAGATGTTCGACAGCCTGCAGGGAGCAATCGACCACGTCGTGAAGACCGATGAAACGTATGTCTTCAAGACCATGGGCGACGAGGAAGACAAGAGCCTGTCCTACGTGGGCTGCTCCCCGGAAGACCTGGTGAGCTGGCTGGAAAAGCGCCTGTCCGAGGGCTTGAAGCTCAAGGGCCGCTGCATGCTGCAGGAGAAGATGGAACCGGTAGCCGAGGTCGGGATAGCCGCGTGGATCGGGCCTGCCGGGTTCCTACCGTACTGGGAGGTGAGCTTTGAACACAAGCGACTCATGCCAGGACACTTCGGGCCCAACACGGGCGAGATGGGGACCGTTTGTCAATATATTGACGCCGACCCTCTTGTTGATGTCCTCCGATCATTTGAATCCGATCTTGTCAAGCTTGGACATGTGGGTGATATTGCCATTAACGGTGGCATTGATTCAAAGGGAGCCTACTGGCCCTTCGAGTGGACAGCACGGCTAGGATGGCCCGACATGTTCATCCGGATGGCGATGCACCGGGGCGATCCGGTGCAATGGATGCGGGATCTGTGCGACGGGAAGGACACGCTCAAGGTATCCAACGATACGGCGATAGGCGTGCTCGTCGCACAACCGCCTTTCCCGACCAAGGTAGAGGATCAGGAACAGGTGGAAGGCAACCGCATCGATGGCCTCAAAGACATCTGGGACCAGGTGCACCCGATCGGCATGATGATCGCGGACGGGCCGAAGATCGTTGATGGGTCGCTGGAGCAGCAGGACACGTTCTACACCACGAGCGAGTATGTGATGTGCGTGACCGGGACTGGAAAGACCGTGCAGGCCGCAAACAAGAGCGTGTACAGGGCGATCAAGGACATCAAGCTTGCCAACATGATTGTGCGCGATGACATCGGGGAGACGGTTATGGAAGGTTTGGCCAAGCTTCATGAACTTGGCTACTGTCTGGAGATAGCATGAGCATCGGCATCTCTCCTATAGGTAGATTCTGGTTGGGCCTCGGGTATGCTGGTTTTAAGCTGTTTACGTACGCCGCCGGCACCACAACCAAGCAAAACACGTTCACCGATTCGACTGGTGCAACGCCGAACACGAATCCGATCATCCTGGACGCGAACGGATCGGCTGCTGTTTTCCTGACGCAGGAGCTTCTATATAAGTTCGTTGTCGCGTCTCCCACCGATTCCGATCCTCCGACGAGTCCTGTCTGGACGCAGGACAACATTAGCAGCTACAACAGCAGCTACACCCCACCCGGCAATGGGGCGGTAACCACGACGGTCGGGACCAAGCTCGCGCAGATCATCGCCATCTCCGACTATGCCGCCACCGATGCCGGAATCGCCAACTGGATCGCGGAGCTGCAATCGACCGGCGCACTCGGCTTCATCCCCTACGGCACCTTCACCTCGACCGCGCCAATCGCCATCACCGCGCCGGTCACGATCCTGGGCAGCGGCGTGGCACCCTACGTGACCGCTCTGGGCACCCTCGGCCTGGGCTCATGGCTGCACTTCGCGCACCTGGGCCAGGGCTTCACGATCAACAATGCCGGGGCGCTCATGAGCGGGGTGCGGTTCTCCGGCTTCGGCACGTACCGGGATCAGACGGCGCCGGGCGGAGGGTGGACGCCGATCGCGGCGGACTTCGACATCTACGCCAATAACACGGATCTGACGCTCACGGACATGTGTCTGCTGAATCCGACCAAGGGCGTGTACCTGGCCAATGGGAATGCGGGCAGGCTCACGACGCAGCGCCTGCGCGGCCAGCCGCTTCAGATCGGCATCCAGATCGACGTAGCCGAAGATGTGTGCTACTTGGATCAAACGCACTTCTGGCCGTTCTGGTCGACGGATTCGAATGTCATCTCGTACATGAACGCCAACACCGACGCCCTGATGATGGGTCGGTGCGACAACCCGCAGATCACGAACTTCTTCTCGATCTACGCGCGCAGCGGCATCCGGTTCTATCAGAACGCCACGGGGAGTGCCTCCAAACCCAAGCTCGTCAACATCGACTGCGATCTGGGCAAGTACGGGATCTGGATCGACAATACCGTGACCAATGGAGTCAACGGCCTGCAGTGCGTGAACTTCACGCACCAGGGCAACACGGGGCTCGCCGGGTCGGTTGCGCTGCAGGTCGATGGCAACAACTCGGNTCTGGCATTTGTGAACTTCCGCACCGATTACTGCAACCTGCAGGCGGTGTCGGTCGGAGGCACAGGAAATCTCGTCACCGTCGACGGCAACGTATCGATCTACAACTGGAACCAAGCCGCTTCCGGTGCCAAGGCGTTCGATCCGGCCGCAGGCAACACCATCAAGATCGGCGGTTTCCCCATATTCGGCGGAGGCGGAGCCGGCGCCAAGTACGGCTCTACCGGCACGATCTACGTGGACGACTGGCAAAGCTACGTGCCGACGGTGAATGCAACCGGAGGCGCCATAACGCTGGTCGGGGCAGTCGTGGCGAACTTCCGCCGCTGGAACAGCGCCATCGACCTGGAGCTGGATATCACCATCACCACGAACGGCACCGGCTCCGGCGCGCTGCTCTCGACGCTTCCGGCTAACGCGGCCAACTTCAACTCGTCTCTGGTGGGCCGCTCCGCCTCAACCGGCAAGACGCTCGGATGCATCGTTCCTAACAATGGCAGCACCATCAACATCCAGAACTACGACAACACCTACCCCGGGGCCGACGGCGCGCAAGTCATCGTCAGCGGCACCTACAGGACGCAATGATGGACGATCCCCTGCTCACCGACCGGCACGACTTCCTGCCCTACGAGATCGCCAAGGGCGCGCGCACCCGCATCGCGCACGTCGGGCAGAAGTTCTACGACGCGCCCATCGAGAAGATCCTGCAGCCGAAGGATGCGGCAAAAGCTGTCTCTGAGGCCATTGGCACCGATGCTCCCAGGCCGATTCAGGCTGTCGTGGGCCACGAACGGGTGTGGCTGCGCTGGGTGAAGCCGGACGGCAAAGGGGGACTCAAGCCCCGATGATCGAGCGCATCCAGTCCTGGCTCG